CCGTGGGGGGCATAAATTGATAACCGCCCATAGCCCCGCTCTGTTCGTTAACAGCACCGTAGTCGCCCGAGCTTTCCTGCATGAGCAGCGCACGGCGAAGACCGGCGAGGTCAACACCACCACCATCAGCAAACGCAACCAGACCACCACCTGCGTAGCCATCGTCAAAGCCACCGTTAGTCGGCTCGTCGAACATAGCATCGGGTACCGGGAGCGTAGCGAGGCCACCGTCGGCCATACCCATCGGGGGCTGTGCAGGTGCCATGGGCGGTGCGGGCTGCGGCATAGCCTGCGGCGCGGTACCAAGCCCCCCAGAGGGAGCGGGAGCGGGGGCGGTAGGCACACCACCCATGACCTGCTGAGCAACGGTCGCCTGTGGCGCTTGCTCCTGCATCTGGGCCGACCGCATGCGGTCGATGAACATACCGGCAAGGACGCCTGCAGTGGGGTCTACGACACCCATCTGCATTGCCTGCGCGATGCGCTGCTTATTGCCCCCGTAGTCCTTGGCGATGCTCTCCGGCGACTGGATGCTGAACGGCTTAGCCACTTACCTCTCCTTACCCAAGCGTCCGGGCCAGACCAAGCGCGCCCAGCCCGGTGCCCAGCACCTGCTGGGCCATTGACGGAGGCGGCGCGTAAGCAGTCTGTGTTGAGCTGAGCCCAATTGGAACACCCCGGAGCAGGTTGCTGTACTGGCCAAGCATCTCCATCGGGTAGTCGCGCTGACGCAGGAAGTCGGCGTAAGCCTGATCCAGATACTGTTGCTGGAGTGCCCGCTGTTCGCCTGCCGTTGCCGCCTGAGCCTGAAGCCGCTGGAGGTTGGCCTGCTGCTGATACTGCCCGAGGTTACCGAGCGTCTGACCCATCTGCCCTGCCGCCTGCAGACCAGCTAGCCCTTGGCTTGCACCAAATTGACGCGACTGCTCCCGAAGCCGCTGCGCTTCGAGCATCTGCTGCTGGTTGGCGAGCGCTGCCTGAAGCCCCGTCTGAGTCCCGAGCTGCTGCGTCTGAAGGAGCGCCTGCAGGTTCTGCTGGCCGACATTGAAGCCCATCTGCTGGTTAGCCAGAGCTGCACGCAGCGCCTGATCGGCATTTAGCCCCTGAGTCTGCAGCTGAGCAGCTTGGTTCTGGACGTTGGCCTGCTGCGCCGACGAGAGGTTAGCCAGTGCGGCCTGAAGGCCTGTCTGAGTCCCGAGCTGCTGCACACCAAGCGCTGCCTGCTGGTTGGCCTGTGCACGAGTGACGTCCACACCTTGGTTAGCCAGAGCCGCGCGGAGCGCATTCTCCGCGTTCATACCCTGAGCTTGGAACTGCATGGCCTGATTATTGACGCGGGCCTGCTGCTCGTTCGACAGGTTCTGCATGGCTACCTGCAGCCCGGTCTGAGTACCCAGCTGTTGGGCTTGAAGCTGCGCCTGTTGGTTAGCCTGCGCACGAGTGACGTCCACACCCTGATTAGCAAGCGCAGCGCGCATAGCCTGCTCGGCGTTCATGCCTTGAGCTTGGAACTGCATCGCTTGGTTGTTGACCCGCGCCTGCTGTTCATTCGACAGGTTAGCCATTGCAGCCTGAAGGCCCGTCTGGGTGCCGAGCTGCTGCTGCTGAAGCGCAGCCTGCAGGTTAGTCTGCCCCGTCGTCATGCCCGCTGCGCGGTCGCGTTCAAACTGAGCTTGGGCGCTCTCAAAGGCCGACTGCATCCCGCGCGCCTGAATGTCACCCAACTGCTGCTGGAGGTTCCGCTCGCGCTCCATACCCGCCAGAAGCTGACGGCTGCCGCCATAGGTGCCCTGCCGCGCCGCACCGAGGTCTTCGACGAGCTGAGCACGCTTGGCGCTAGTAGCGGCCTCACGCATCTGCGGTTCCAGCGCCTGCTGGATATACGGCGACATATACCGCTGCGCCTGCTCGCTACCGAACATCTCGGGGCCAGCCATACGGAACTGCTCAAGCGGACCTTGACCGTAGGAAGTCTGTGCCGCCTGCATCTGCGGAGCACCAACTTGCTGTGCACCTACATCGCGCACGTTGCCCATCTGGAAAGCCGACAGGTTAGGCGCATAGCCGCTCTGCGCACCCTGCATACCGGGAGCATTAACTCCCTGTGCGGACACCCATCTGGAACTGCGACAGAGCAGGATTAAACCCAGTCTGCGCCGTCTCCATCATCGGAGCGTTATACTGCTGCCCCGCCACGCCCATAGCCGGACCCATCTGGAACTGGGACAGCGACGGCATGTTAACCTGCTGCGCAGCGAACTCGGACGGAGTATACTGCTGGTTGAGCGCGCCAAGACCTGCTTGGTAAGCAAGGGCCGAACCAGTGGCAAACTGGTTGGGGGCAGTCATCCCGAGGACGTTACGCTGAATCTGTTCCTGCGCAGGGGTGTAACCTGCAATACGAGGCTGTTCAAATCGCCTGTACGGCTGATACGACTGCGCCTGCGCGCGGTTCATAATATTTTCGAAGTACGGGCGTGCGTACTCCGGGAGGTTCGACGTGGTAGTCGTTACCTGCTGCTGGGTTGGTGCGCCGCTGCCGGAAGCCATTGTCGTACTCCTAGTTCAACGGCATTTCGAAGTGCTGCAGAGTACGCTGATATCCGTCACCCTTAAACACTCGCTGCCACGCATCTCGTCCGGCACCTTCAATGCCGTCACAGCCGTTATCCTTCGCCCATGACCGAAGAACCTTTAGCATAGGCGCTTTCCAACTAAAACCGTCTCGGCCCCCGCAGAACTCCAAGAAGAGGTATTTTTTACGGGGGTACTGGATAAACCGGGTAATCACGGCCCCTTTGATGCCTTCGTCATCGAACGCAATCCAGAGCGGGTAACCGAAACGAATAACCAGCTCATGCACATCGCCGGGCTCGTACTTACCGGAAGCATACTTGAGCGCCTTATCGACATAGGGTGCCACCTCTGGCCACACCCGGTCAACGTACTCCGCTGGTACAATGGAGATATTCATGTCGCTCATGCCAGCCCCCTGCGCAGCTTGGTATCCTGCCCGCGCTTAGCCTTCTTGCGTGCCTTATGAGCCCTGTCCATCATGGCGTAAAGCTTCTGTGTACCGCGCTTCTCGCTGCCACCGCCTAGACGGCGCACTGCCTCTGGCTGGAAGACTACCTCATCACGGGCCACACGGGCTTCCTGCTTACCGCCGATCTTGGCAGGCACCGAGTCGCTGACGCCATCGCCGGGGCCACGCACTGGGGTTCCACCCATGCGAGAGAGCATCTCGATCCCAGCGTTGCTGCTACCGTTACCGAGCTCCGACACGGTGCGTGCATCGACCACAAAGGCCCCGTCACGCATATCTACCGCGCCGCCATCAGCAAACCCGCCGACCGTATCAAACTGGTACTGGTCGTTGTTCATGTCGTAAGTGTCAGGCGACGAGAAAGTATTGTTCTGTGAAAGCATCGAACGCAGCTGGTCTAACTGGCTGTAGATGCCGCTGAGGTCCGGAGCTTGGTAAGTGGGCATAGAGTTAAACTGGGACTCCAGCTGCCCAAAGCGGTCGTAGATGCCACTAAGGTCCGGGGTTTCGTAAGTGGGCATGGAGTTGAAGCGCGACTCTAGCTGCCCAAAGCGGTCGTAGATACCCGAGAGGTCCGGGGTTTCGTAAGTGGGCATGGAGTTGAAGCGCGACTCTAGCTGCCCAAAGCGGTCGTAGATACCCGAGAGGTCCGGGGTTTCGTAAGTGGGCATTGAGTTGAAGCGCGACTCCAGTTGCCCGAAGCGGTCATATAGCCCCGAAAACTCGTCGTTGAAGTTATAGGTTAGTGGGGGGCTTTCCAGCCGTGAGTCGAGCTCATTGAGGCGGTTATAGATACCCGAAAAGTCCGGAGCCTGATAGGGCGGCATCTGCTGGAGCCGCGAGTCAAACTGATTCAGCCGGTCGTAAATACCAGAGAAGTCAGGCTCCTGATAGATGGGCAGCTCTGTAGGCAGCTGCTGGAGCCGTGAGTCGAACTGGTTCAGCCGATCATAGAGCCCCGAAAACTCATCGTTAAAGTCATACGTTAGCGGAAGGTTTTCCAGCCGCGAGTCGAACTCATTCAGCCGGTTGTAGATACCCGAGAAATCAGGCTCTTGGTAAACGGGCAGCTGCGAAGGCAGCGACTGCAACTGAGAGTCGAACTGGTTCAGCCGGTCATAGATGCCAGAAAGGTCCGGCTCTTGGTAAACAGGCATCTGCGAGGGCAGTGACTGAAGCTGAGAGTCAAACTGGTTCAGCCGGTCATAGATACCCGAAAGGTCCGTAACGGGCATATCTAGCTGGATAGCGCGGGACTCTGGGATGTACCCCTGTTGTTGGGCGATGGCGTCCCAGTCAATATTGCTCCAGTCATACCCTGAGAAGTCGGGAATCTGGACGTTACCGATGCCGGGAATATTGAGGTAGCCGAAATCCATGTTGGTCGGCGGAGGCGGCACGTTAGTCGGTTGCGCTCCAAAATTGTAGAGCGTCTCGCCCCCCGTTGTGGGTCCCGTAGTAGTCGGAGCGGAAGGAGTGGGAGTGGGAGTAGTAGGGTACATAGAGGCCGTGATAGCCCCCGGATCACCTGCACCAAAGTACGACACAAGGTTGTTGAACCCCTGCGGCGGTAGCGAAGCTAGGCCACCATCAGCAAAGCCGTACTCCTTCTTCTCCTTCTCAGTGAGCATCGTGCTCGGAACGTAGCCCGGCACCGGGTTGGAAGGCGTGAAGTACTCAAACTCTGCACCGCCAGACTCGCGCATCTGCTCGGGGGTCTGGAACTTTACCTCGCGCTTTGCGGGCAGATAGGGACCCTTGTAGTCCCAGCCGCCGTCTTCCTCTTCGTACTTCGGCAGATTGGGCGCTGTTACTTCCGATACCGTGTTAAGCAGCCCGAGACCCGCTGCATAAGGCGCAGCCTTGGAGAGCACGCCGCCGGGCATCCCGGCCTTTGCCGCCTGACTAAACTTATCAAAGAAGCCGGGGGCTTTAGCTATATCCACCGCACCGGGCGCTACAGCGGAGGCCGCAGAAGAAGGAGTGGCTATGTTACCGAACGCGGTCTTGAACGCTTCCGAGGCAGCTTCAGGCATAGCCGTCGTAGTAGCCCCACCAGCACTACCTGCCCCACTAGCGCCTGCCGCTGCCTCTACGGCCTTACCCGCTTCGCCGACACCCAGACCACCAGCAAGCGAAGCGCCGCCGAATGCCTGCAGGCCCATCATGAGCCCTTGGCTGAGGCTGCCCGTAGCAGCAGTGCCAGCGGCTGCGCCGCCAAGGCCGATTGCCCACGTAGGCAGACCGAACGCAGCGCCAGCGAAACCGAGAATGGTAGGTAGCAACTTACCCAACCACCCAGCCTCAGGAAGCCCGGTGTGCGGGTTGATGGTGAGCGAGCCGCCCGTAGCCATTGCCAGACCCTGCAGGCTGTTGACCTCAGCGGGGGTCATATGGACGAGCATGGAGTCGTCGCCGCGCCCGTAGCTCTGCAGTTCACGCGCCATCGGGTTCTGGGTAACCGTCAGACCACTAAGCGCAGGAAGGCCACCGGTCATGCCCGGAGCCTGAGCACCAAGCACGGGAGGATTACCCACAAGGGGCTTCGAAGCGTTACCAGCTGCGAAGGGAGGCGGAGCTGCCTGTACGTCCATCACGGTAATGTCCTATCTGATAACTACGCTTATATCGCCAACTTGCCCAAAACCAAAGACCGGAAGTGGTGCAACGCGCGTGACGGGTGGGAATTGTGCGGAGATAAAGGTCACCCCGACGATCACCGACGGCGTAGCCGGGATAGCTGGGGTAACACCGGGGCTCGCAGTGACTGCTGGTAGCTGCTCAATCGTGACCGCAGTATTGGACACGCGCCACATGATCTGGATTTGATCGTTAGCAGCAGTGACATCGACCATAAGAGGTGTGACGGCCACGAGATACGACGGGTCACCAGTGGACTTGCGCGCAGGAACGGCAAAGCGCGTGTTGGAATTAGCGAGATCGTTGTTGTTGTAGCGCAGCCAAATATCGACCGTCTCTAGGTCGTTGTTCGTATTCTTCAGCTGGATGCTGTAGGTAATGTTATAGATACCCGGATCAGCGAAAGTGATCTGCGAGCTGCTGACGACCGAGATGCCATCGGGGAAATCAGTGGTGTCGAAAGTAACCGCATAGGCAGTGGCCACGCTGGCCGCAGTCTGGTCAGAGTTACTGATAAGCTGGTTGTAGGGCGTGCTGAGATACCGCCCGTCGCCGTAGAAAGACCCACCATAGGCGGAGTCGAGCATCAAGGTTGTGATCTCGGCGTTCTGCGCGTTGAGCGCTTCTGTGTCTACGTAGGTAGCGTCAACGTAGTTGACGGCTAAATCGCCCACTTCTCCCGAAACGGCCTCAAGCGTCGTGGTGCTGGCGTCGTCAACACTGATTGAAGTGCCGCTAAACGAGCCACCTACGAACCGGTCGGCGCTATACTGCTCGGCATTGTTGGGCGTGCGCGAGTCCAGCTGCGAGAAGTAAGTCTCCAGCACCCGGATAAACTGCCGGATGTACTGCGGGTCATACTGCGCCGGGGGGTTGGGCAGTGGTGCAGACCTGAACTTATCCAGAGCCATTAGCGCCGCCCGTCAGGCCGCGCGTCGAGACGCGGAGCACCCAGCTGCCACTGCACCCCGAGGTTCTGCGAGCGGACCTTGATAGCCATCTGGCGCGCACGTGCGCGCACGAAGACCTGATCTGTGTAGCGTCCTACCGAGCTCTCGATAACCCGCTGGGTATCGGCTGGGTCCGAAGTGTAGCGCCCACCGGGGAAGTTGCGCGGGCGGATTTGCAGCGTCACTTCTGGTTCCGCAGCGGACGAACCTTCGAACCCAATGTCCGGCAGAATGCGCCGGGTCAGCATGAACTGGTCGCCGTCATCGAGGTCAAAGTCACTCGACTGGATGTAGCTGTCCATCGGCGCACCGTCGTCGTCGAGGCCGTCCTCGTGGTTGTAGAGGTAGCCACCATCGGTGGTGACGTCGTTGCCGTTGACGGTGATCGCGGTGTTAGCAGCCTGCGGCCAGTGCCGGAGCGGAGTATCGAGCCATGCCGTGCGGTCGAGGTAGCCATAGTACCAGACGCGTTCGAGGTGGTTCAGCACGACGTAGGCATTGTTATAGTCGCTGTCGGCAGTGGGGTAGAACCACCACACCTCGTTCCATTGCTCGTTGGTCCCGCAGATGATCTGGTCGGCCTGCGCGATGTTGATGTTCTGGAAGACGTGGTTCCGCAGGGTGCACGGCAGCGTCTCGACGCGGCCCGTGTAGGCGTAGAACTTATCCTGCCCCATCCAGTAGGTAATGCTAGCCGCCGATGCCACCGCACGTGGCGACATGATGGAGATGTTGTCCGCATACTCCTGCAAACCGAACACGTCGGTCGTGCCGAGGAACTGCAGGGTGTAGAGGTTGGTATCAGTCCAAACAAGAACTTCCTGCCGTACCGGGAGTGCCCGGACAATCTTAGACCCACGCGAGATGCGCAGGTCACCGGCAGTGTTGGTTTGGCTGGGGGTCCAGTCACCCGGAGTGTCTTGGTCAGCCCAGCGGATCAGCAGTGGGTCGAAGTCAGTGGTACTGGTCGAACCAAAGGGCACCGCCCCAAAGGCGAGGAGATGCTTGTTCTGCTGCGAGACGAGCAGCTGCATGACTTGGACGGGTACCGCAGAGGCAGAGTAGCCCTGCGACGTGGCGTAGTCCTGCAGGGTAATCGCATGCGTGCGCAGTGAATCGGTAGGGTCGTCAACTACCCCACGCACCCAATAGTAGGGTGCCCCGTTGCGAATGTTGAGGGCTAGATCGTTATCGAAGTTGTCAAGCCACCAGTCGCGCTGCGGCAGGTTCACTGGAGACGTAGAACCCAGACCCCAAGCATTACGGCCCCACGTGCCAGTACCCCAGCCGTAGCCAGTGATTGAGATGACGTTGCCCGGTTCGATTTCGGCTTGGACGGTGTAGCCCACGCCACTTACGGACGTAGTAGACGTCGCAGCTGTATCGACCTCGAAGGTGAAGCTGTTGGCCCCGGTGACCGTCACGATCTGGGCGAGGTTGAGCTCTACAATCGGGATGCCACCCAGCGGGGCCGCGAAGCCTCCAGTGAGCATAGGCTCGCCGGTATCCACCCATGCAGGAAGCGCCGTCGTGGTAGTGACCGTGACGACCTTAGACCCAATTGTCGTTGCAAAGGTATTGGACCCGGCGAGCGCTGTTCCAAACGGCGTGATGTCTGCGAAGTAACCACCTGACTCGATGTAGACCTTGTCGTTGGTCCCCATCGCAAGGAAGTTGTCGCCAAACGTAGTGATCCAGTTCCACATCTGGCGGCACACGCCAGAAAAGGCGGTCGGAGTAGATTTTACCCAACCGCCGATCTTTTCCGGATAACCCGAGCGAAACCTGATCTTGTCGCACTCGTACCAGCCGCCCTCGTTGGAGTAGTCGGTCTGGTCGCGGTTGACACCCGGTTTGAACTGGAGCTTAATGAAAGGCATTAACCTTCCTCTGCGGCATCCTTCGGGAGCTGGGCTTCTGCCTGTCCCTTGATTTTGACGACGAGCGGCCAAGCACCCGAGGACGTGGGCAGGTTACCCAGCGTCTGGAGGATAGCGTTGATTTCTTCGACGTCGAGAGTGAGCTTAAGTTCCATAAAGGCTCCTTAGGATACAGGGGTATCCGCTTCCGCAGGAGGAGCCCACGGCAGCGGGGGCGTGACGACAGGAGGGTTCGCCTGATCGGCGATCTGCTGAGCCACGTTAGCTTCATACGCCGCGACCTGCTCTTCGCCAAGAGCGCCCTGCACCCAGCCGACAACCTGCGCTTCGGTGAGGTCTGCATAGGGAGTGAAGGTGCTACCCTCGTCGAGCGTCACGCCGACCGAGCCATAGACCGAGCCGTTGTAGGTGCCGTCGGTACCGTTCAGGGTCCAGTGGGCGGTGAAGACCACATCAGCCTCGCCTTCGTATTCGGGGTAGCAGTCGAGGGCGTTGATGACCCAAGTGTTGGTAATAGCCATAGTCAGTTTCCTTCGAGTTGAGCCACGCGGGCACGGAGAGATTGGAGTTCCTTAACGAGCATCGGAACCAGCTTGGAGTAGTCCACGCCCATCATGGCGTCTTCGTCTTCCGGCTGGCTGACAGCCTCCGGTGCGACATCGACCAGTTCCTGAGCGACGAAGCCGTAGCGCTGATGGAAGCCGGTTTCCTTCCAGTCAAACTTACGGACTTGGATCGCGTCGATTAGGGCCGAAGCATCGTCTGCATCGGTGATGTTCTCCTTGAGGCGGATGTCCGAGGTAGTGTTGTACTCGACACTCGTGCCGTTCCAACGCACACCGCCACGGAAGGTGGCAGCAGTGCGAATTGGCAGAACATAAACCGCCGTCCCCGCCGCCCCTGCGGTATTCGCGTCAACGTAGATAACATCGGCTGCATTGGCAGTAGTGACATTAAACCTTGCCCCGGCAGCGCTCGTTGCTCCGATCACGACGTTACCGCTGCTGTCGATACGCATGCGCTCGGTGCCGCCGAGACCGAAAGCCAAAAGATCGTTACCGAACGTACCTGCTTCAATATACGCACGGGGGGTAGCTGGGTCGAAGGCGAACTGGATGACCGCCGTGTTCGGAGAACCTCCCGTGCCGGAGTTGTCAAGGTTCTGGATAAGCAACCCAGTTTTTGCCGATTGTGCCGCACCGGGCGTGGCGGTCAACGCCACGTGTAGGCGGCGCTGAGGGTTGCTCGTCCCAATCCCGACGTTACCGCTGGCGTTAATCCGCATCCGCTCGCCATCTGCGCCGCTGAAGACGTAGCCGGTGAACGTGGACTGGTTGCCGTAGAAATAGAAAAAGCCGTCGCTACCATTACGCCCGATGTCGTAGTTGAACAAGCTGCCCGCGCCGAGACGCATCTGGTAGTTGTTGTTATCTACAACTTGGAACGTCTGGCCCGGCGAAGTCGTGCCGATGCCGACCAGACCCGTATTGGTGATCCGCATCCGCTCGGTGTCGTTGGTAAGTAGTGCATATGGGTGATTAGAGGCGGAACCCGTATAGGCCACGCCGCTAAGACAGTAACCAACACGTTGGTTTACAGTCCCATTAGTCGCACCAATCTGCACTCCCGAAGCGGAGATTACGTAGAGCCGCTCACCCGGACTGGCAGTCCCAATCCCGACATTCCCGCTGCTGTCGATACGCATGCGCTCGGAGCCACCAGCGTAGAACTCCATACCATACACGTTGAACGCCGAAGACGATCCGCGCAGGGCTATGGCAGCACCCGCCGTGTTGAAAGCGGTCCCCCCGCTGAGAGAAAGGCCGCTGTTATCGACCCGCTGGTAAAGTCCCGTGGCGCGGATATCGGTAGAGACTTCCAACGGCACCGCTGGCGCTGTCACCCCAATTCCGACATTACCCGTCCCCGTGATCCGCACGCGCTCAGTCAGCGCGCTACCCGTGCTACCGTTGCTAAACGTGATCGCCCCGGTGGTACGGGTAAATGCCATGGCCCCTGTGGCCTCACCCGTCAGGGCAGAGCCAAACCGCATGGTGGACGCAGCGCCCGCCTCAACATCGAAACGGAAGCCGTCCTGTGTGTTGATCTGGAGCTTTGCACCGGGCGAACTCGTCCCGATCCCGACGTTGCCGCTGCTGTCGATGCGCATACGCTCGGCACTGTTAGTCCCGAACGTCAGGTTACCTGAAATCAAATTATAGAGGCCAACATCAGTCCCGCTACCAGTGCCGGTAGAAACGCCAAGGTCCATGACGTGCGTATTCGAGGAACTGTAAGCCAGCAGCTTACCTTGGGAACTACCGCCGACGCGCATAATTCCGTCAAACACATCCAACCGCTGCGCGGGCGAAGTCGTACCGACCCCGATGTTGCCCGTGTTGCCGTTGATATACAGCCGCGTAGCAAAAGATGCAGTCGAACGGAAACTAAAGTCGCCCGTGGTCGAACCTGCCCCGACACCGCTGTCGAAGTACATGGTGTTGCCGCCCGTGGCGGTATTACGAATGGCGCTGTTGTTCGCCATGAAGAGCGTGGTGCCGCTGGCGACACCGGCATTGATGCTGCCGTTGACATCGAGCTTCTGGCTTGGCGTAGCCGTCCCGATACCCAGACGGTCGTTGCTGTTGTCCCAGAACAGGTTGGCGTTGTCCTGCGTGTAGACGCCCGACGCCCCGGCGAAGACGACCGAACCGGCGGTGAAGGCAGTCGTGGTGCCAGTGCCACCGTTGGCGACGCCCAGCGTGCCCGCCACAGTAACTGCACCCTGCGTAGCCGTAGACGGCGTGAGGCCGGTGGTGCCGAAGCTGATCGACGTGACAGCCGTGCTGGTGAGCGTTGCCCAAGTGGGAGCCGAACCGGTGTTGCCGACGAGCACCTGACCGGTGGTACCGGCAGCCGTAGCGCTGATAGCCGAGGTACCGTTACCCAGCAGCACGCCGTTAGAAGTGAAGGTCGAAGCGCCCGTGCCACCCTGAGCGACCGCGAGGTCGGTGTCGAGCGTCAGCGACGACAGGTGAGTGACAGCATCGACGACGTTGGTGCCGTTGTTGTAGACCCACATGGTCTTACCTGCCGGAACGGCGATACCCGTGCCGGTGGCATTCTTGACGGTGATCGTGCCGTCCGTGCCGTTGTTGACGATATACGGCTTCTCAATAGCCGGGACGACGAGGTTGTAACCCGAAGTCGCAGTGCCCGTCAGGTTAAGGCGCATATTGCGCGCAGGCTGCGTGGCGTTGGTATCGGTCAGCGTCAGCGTGACGTTGGCGTTCGAGAAAGCGACATCCGCCGAACCGACAATAGCCTCTTCCAGCGCCGTACCGAGGTTGACGTTAGTGATGTCGCCCCACGTGGTGTTGTTCTCACCCGTGGCCATCAGCTGGATTTTGATGTTGCTATAAGTGCTAGGCATCTTCGTTCCTTACGTCGGTATCTCTACCCAAATGACGGTGTTGCCGTCAGCTACCTGTACCCAATTACCAGTCTGCGCATCGTTAACGGGCTGCCAGTTCGGTGCTTGTGAGTCATCCACAACTGCCCAGTTATCCGTCTGCGAATCGTCAATACCCTGCCAGTTCGGAGTCTGGTTGTCGTTGATCTGCCCCCACACCAGAGGACGAATGACGACACCTACCCCAACTACACCGACCGGGTATATCTTAGAACCAGCAGTCTCGCTAGTGGTACCTAGCTCAGTAGTTGCCTGCAGCCCAGTTACTTGAATGCGGTTGCCTGACCGCTGCGTAACAGTCCCGAGCTCGGCATTAGCGCTAACGCCTGTGAGGACGACACTGGCTATGCCCGTGACGGTTGCCGAGCCGATGAGCCCAGCCGCTTCTACGCCATCCTCGATGACGACGGCTTCGCAGTTCGTTGTGACGGTGCCGACGGCACCTGTCGCTTCTACCCCGGTCGTCGGGACGAAAGTACCTGCACGGGCAATTACCGTGCCTACTTCACCAACAGCAGCAGCCCCAGTGGTGGTGACGGTTGCCTTAGCCTGAACGGCTGCATCGCCGACGAGTCCGCTACCTTCGACTCCGGTAACAACGACATTGTTCTTGGCGGAGACAGTGACGGTGCCAACGGCACCAGTTGCCTCTACCCCCGTCGTAGTAGTGTTAGCTGCGGCGCGAATAGCCGGAGTACCCAACGCACCCTCTGCGCTGACCCCGGTGACGACGACATTATTTTTGGCCGAAACCGCAACCGTACCGACGGCACCGGTCGCCTCAACCCCCGTTGCAAATACGTTAGCTGCGCCGGTCTCAACGGTGCTATTGACCGATGAGCCCCACGCTCCGCGACCCCACGTCCCCCATCCCCAACCATAGCCGTTGGAGGTTTCGGCGTAGACGCCCGTAAGTTCTACGGAGACGCCCGCCATCGACGTCTACTCAGGCGCGCTTCGAGCGCACCGACCACGCGGCAACAAAGAGGGTGGCGAGAGCACCGGCCACCGACACAGCGGTCTCGCTGTCAACCCAGCCCTTACCGACCGCCACACCGCCAACGGCAGCGAGGAGGGTGCGGACAACGCCGTAGAGTTCAGCCTTCTTCATATCACTTCCCCTTCGGATACTGCTTCCAAGGGAGTTCCCAGTGCGGGCCGTCCTTGAAAGTGCGCCAGTCCCCACCCCACTGGATCGGGACATTCTCAGCAGCTGCTGCCGCCTTCACAATCTTGGCCAGCCGGTGATAAAGCGGCCAGTCCCAAGACACCTTCCCACCAAGCATCGGTGCCAGATCGACAGCGTGGCCGGTGAGGTGGCGCGAGTTCATCGTCTTGGTCGCGCCGTTGGCCATAAGCTGCTTCTGGCGGTCGAGCGTACGCAGACCTTCCAGTACCGTGAAGTCGAGGTCCGACATAGCGGCAGCTTTCTTGACCACGCGGACGAGGTCCGGATGCACACCTTCAAGGCGCGACAGCGAGCGAGCTCCAAGCACAATCGACATTACATCAGGTTCCTCAGCTTGTAGACTGCCTTCAAGTAGACCTCGGTCACACCGTCAACGAGATTAGCGACCGCCCGGTTACCCTTGCAGACCTTCTCGTGGTTCTTCTCGATCCACTCGGCGTCCTCGATGAGGATCATCAGGATGTCCTCAGCCTTGGTCTTCGGCGCAGCTACCGTACCGACAAGCTCAAACGCTCCTTGGTAGGCCTCTACGAGCTTATCCAGCGCGTCGATGACGTCGTCGTAAAACTCACCGAGCGCCATATGCCGCGCGTAGCCACCCACACCCTCGGCACGCCAGTGCTCGAAGTGGGCCACGTTGCGGGCGTAAAAGACGCGAGCGATGAGTTCTTCGATCATCATGCAATCCGGATGATGGCAGTCGTGTTGGTGGCTGCCGGGAAGATGATGGTGAAGTCACCGTCCGTCGAGGTCTTGTCCGAACCAAAGTCCAGCGCGCACACCGCAGCGTTCGTCAGCGTGGTGTTCGCATTCGAGTTGGCCGACGGGGTATTGTTATAGATCAGCGCGCCGCGAGCCGTGATGGTCGCGTTGGCAAAGGTCAGGTCCGAGAAGTCGGTGAAGCCGACGCCGGTCGAAGCCGTGTTGTTCGAGGTCACCACCCCTAGCCGGGTCAGTGTGCCGCCCCCAGCGGTGTAGTTGGTACCCGACGACGAGACTTCGTTCGACGAGCTATACGCCGTGGTGTTCGCGTCCAGCGAAGCCGACGAGGTGTAGAGGGCGAGCTTGAAGGTGTCACCACCGGTAACCCGGAAGTCATGCACGGCCAGCATAAGCTCGGCCTTGAACGAGGTGCACATTGCTTGTGTTATCGGCATCTAGAGCCTCCTTATGCGTCGAGGATCGGGATCAACTCTGGGTGCCCCGCCTGCTTGAACTTACTAACCAGAGTGACGTTATGCGACCGCACGGCCTCGTGCATGTAATGGATTAGCACTTGACGAATGCTGTCCTTAAAGGCCTCGGCCTGATCGCGGATTGCCGGGTGCGTACTGCTGCCGACATAGATGATCTTGTCGAGCGCGCGTTCGGCGATTTCTTCAGGCGTGAACCCACGCCCTTCGGTCGCCATGACCATAACGCTTCCGACTTCGCTCGTTCCCAGATTGAACATACCTTACCCCACCGGGTACCGGGCCTGCGGGGTCCGGTACATATCTTGACGGTTCTTGCCCTCGCCGAGCTGCTTCAGCATCGCCATCGCTTCCGTGTAGCGCTGCTGGTAGAAGCCCATGACGTCGGCCTCACCCTTCATAAAGGTGTAGGCTTCGAGCAGCGAGCCGTAAAGCAGGGTGCTGTCAAAGTTGTCTCCGAGCCACGAGGTGCCCGCATCGACAATCGACGGTGGGTAGTAGAAGTAGTGCAGCTCAACCGAATAGTCGTCGTCTGGCGTGGGGCCGAGAATGAACGAGTTCTCGTCGAAGTAGGCGTAGTGGGTCGGAATACCCTCAGCATTCGGGTTAGGAAACGCCTGCCGGATATAGCTGACGTCCTTGTTGAGCAGGTACTCGTAGTTCCCGTCACCGTCGATCACAGCCAGCGAGAAAGTAGCAAGCCAGTCAGTCGGCACCGAAAGGTACTTATTCCCGCTGGTCATGTTACCAGTCACGTTCTTACGCAGGTCCAGCAATTGGACCGTGTTGAAGATACGCTGCTCCGCCTCACGGATGAAGGTGTTGATCTGTTCAGTAGACGTCAGGGTAGCAGTACCCGTCCCCGCAGAATCGGTCCACGAGGTGTTGGGGAAGTCGTTTTCGACGTACCCCTTGATCGCCTTGAACAGCTCAGCGTAATTCATCAGCCCAGCTTCTTGCTGCTATTGGTCCCCTTGGTAGCCGCACCAGTACCACGCGTCTTGACGGTCTGGGTGTTAGCGACCTTGTTGGGGTAGCCGTTGTTGCCCATCGGGTCCGAGTAGGTCTTGATCTGACCGTACTTGCCGATATCCTTGGTGTGACTAGCCATTCTTGTTGACCTTCCCCATGTCCTTGGGCGGCTTCTTGCCCGACTTCTGGTTGGCAATCTTCGCGAGATTGCGGCCCAGCTTCTTCATCTGTTCGTTGGTCTTACCACCCTTGGCCATAACTTACTCCTACGTCTGCACCGTTACAGTGCCCACTTCACCCTGCGCTTCTAGCACATTTACAAGGCCCGACAAACCCAGAGGGTTATCAAGGCCGACCGGGTCCCAACCCCACTGAATGACCCGACTACCATCGCTCGGGTAGTTGTTCACGTTGAGGCCGGACTGAAGGTAGCTGTTGTCCCGACGCGGATTGCGCAGCGCCTGCGGGTCATCGACCGGGTACATACCGAGCTGCAGCTGCGGCTGGTCGGGCTCCCAGCACTCCGGGCACACGAGGATATTGACGTTCTTCGTCTTGATGACGAGCGACCGCAACTGCTTCAGCTTGTAGCGCTGGGCACACCTATCGCACTCGGCGATGGCATATTTGCCAGAGGCGAACCGATTAGGCACGGCTCCTCCCTAGTAGAACATCTGGCGCGGCGCGAGCCGCAGGGGGGCCTTCTCACGGTCTTCGTCAGCAGCTTGCTGCCAGAGCTCTTCGTACTGGGCCTTAAGCGCCGCTGAGCGCTCCAGTCCGCCCGGCAGCTTCATCGACAGGTGGTAGGCTAGCCCGGCCACCATGCACGGCAGGAAGCGGAAGGGAATGTCCTGCGTAACAATACCATTCCCACTATCCTGAATGCGCCGCAGGCGGAAGTAGACGAAGGTGTAGTAGTTGTTCTGGTCCGGCGCAGGCCACACGTTGATCGACGGGTGGTCTACACCAGTGATCGGGTCCGTACCTTCTGGCTGCCCACCCACCGGATAGGTCGCGCCTGACTGGCGGTTGATCCACACCTGAATCGGACGGCCTTGGGCGTTCTTGTTCGGAATAGTGATGTAGGTATCAGCACTGATCCGGTTGATGTTGATGTCGGTCTGCTGCTGGCCAGTCTGCGTGCGAATGACGTGGTCGAGCAAGTCGATGGTATCAATCGGCAGCGGGTAAGTGATTTGTCCCTGTACCATGGGGATCGTACCCTGCTCGATGGTCCAGAGGTTGATACCCCGGTTGGCCCACTCGATGGTCAGCAGGTTGAGGCTGCGCCGCGCCGTCTTGAAGTCATAGCCCGTGCGCAGCTCAGTGCCGCAGCGCTCGAAGGCTTCTTCGAAGAGCTCGTTGACGTTCAGGTTGAAAGTAGTGGTGCCGCTCGTGGTCATCGGTAGCTCGCAGTCTTCTTA